TTACGGCATCATAGCTTCCTTCATATCCTTCCTCACGCAGCAGTTCGAACAGACGGATGAGGCTCAGCCGTTCGCGGGCCGGACGCGCCACGTTCTCCTCAAGAAGAGCGCACAATCTTCCCTCCCATGGACCAATCCGGGGAAGAGGCTGTCGTTCTCGGTGATAGTCAAAAGACGTCTGTCCCGACCGGATCACCTTGCGTACCGTCTGCCGCGATATCCCAAGGTCCCGGCAGATCGCCTTGATCGCCTTTCCTTCGACAAAATGCGCGCGACGGATCTTTCCAATTGTTTCCACAACAAGCATCCCAAACCGGGCCTCCATTCAGCATGAAGGCCATCGTGAACCCGTTTCTCAGAAAGGGGTCGTTTTTGGCTGCCTGTCCCCCTTCCGAAGGGGTCACTTTTCCATGCCGCTTAACACACGGGCGGCACGTTCCACGCTAACCTGCCGCATCGCTTCAGCCACAGCCTTGCGCTCGGCCTCGGTCGGTGGTGCACGCTGCGTATCAGGCTTCTGGTCCGCAACGGCCAGGATTGCCTTGCAGCCCTCGACTTCACGGGCAATCCGGTCCGCGATAGGACGCAGCAGCGCGTAAAGCTCCGCCGGGCGCGGCCAGAACGTGCCAGGCAGTCGGCCATTGACTGCGGGCTGCCGACACCACGCCTGACGCGAGGTGACCGACCAGACGCCGGCGGGCAGTTCGCCACAGACTTCCATCACAGCCTCGACTGCCGCGCGAACCGCGCCTTCGTCGGTCGGAGCGTTAGCGACCATTCCCGCCAGCTTCTTCAGCCAGCCCATGACCATCTGGGGGGACGCAGGCTGCATAGCGTGCTGCGCGGACGCCAACTGAACCCGTGCCTGACTGGCCACGACCGGGGTCACGTCGCGCGGCAGGATCGCCATTCCCTCGCGCCGTGCGTCGATCAGCGCAGAAACGGCAGGTTCTGCAGGACGGTATGCCGCGATGGCACCGGGACGGATCTTCGAAACGTGGTTCATGGTCAAACTCCCGGATGGTCGGGCACGGCGTCCCAGATAGCGGGACGACCGTGATCGCGTTGGGGCGTCGATGGAGACGGCGCGGCAGCGGCAGACGCGCTTGGGTCGTCCTGCCAGCCCCCGCTGTTCAGCCACGATGCTGGGTAGGGGATGAACTGCGCACGGTCGGATTTTCGGTCGGGCCAAGCAGCCACCTGCCTCGACAGACCAAGCATGATTTCAGCCTGGGCCGCTCTAGTCCGTGCCTTGGTGTGGGCTTTCCGGGCAGCGTCCTTTCCGACGTGCCGGGGATAGGCCGCCCAGAACTCATCAAACTCGTTTTCCCGATCCTGCCGCTCATCGCGTTGGGGGTTTGGGGGTATATCCGAACGTAGTGAGGATATTACCTTTCCCTTACACCATTCCATCGGCCCCTGTGTTTCAATGTTTGGACATTGTTCATTCGGTGTTTGAACATCGACGGGACAATGTTCATTCTTTGCATCCTCTCTGCGCTGTTCATGCTTGCGTGGCGTTTTGTCGCCAACGCTTCCTGGGTTTTTCTTGCTGCATGTGTGCGACTTCGCATCCAAGGCAACGAACTGCGCAATTTCTGGCGTGATTGGATGCACTGGTTTCGGGCGCTCTGGTCTCTGGAACTTCCGAAAGTTCCTTACCGCCCCGAAGGGTTTGCCATCCGCCTCGTATCGCGTTATCGCGCCAGTCCCTTCCAGTTCTTCCAGAAGGGATGTTGCGTCGGCGCCGTCACCAGGCAGTAGGCGCATCTTCAGCGTAAGCGGTTTCCACTGGAAAATGCCATTGTCATCGGCCTCATTCCAAAGGCCGATCAGAAAGAGGCGTGCCAAAGGCGAAACCGACACGAAACTTTCGTCCGTCCACAATGAGGGGTGAACGCTTCTAATTCGGGCCATCAGTTCAGCCCTCCTATGGACATGCCATTTTCAATCGCGAACTGAATGGCCCAGTCAGGATCTATCCCGGCATCAGCCGCTAGCGCGCGGATCAGTTCGGCTGGCATCGGAATGTTGCGCATGTCGCAATCTTCGGGCGTGAGGGGTTCTGGTAAATCGGTCATGCCGCCACCTCAGTAATCGTAACAACAGTCCGCTGCTCACACAGCCGACACTTCACGGCACGAACCTCAAGATCCATGTGCGCAGGCCCGTCATCCACGACGAAGCCCAGCCCGCGCTTGTTCTTCACGCGCTGCCGTGCGCCTGGCGTGCGGACGTTCAGCAGGCACGGTGTCGTCAAAGCATCCACCAGGAACTTCGCGCCGCCATACAGGCCGTCCGTGTCCGGTGTTCCGGCCGAATAGCGCTCGATCAGGACATGGGCGCGCTGGAATGGCTCAGAGGGGCGCAAATGTAGCGCCACGTCCGCAACATCCCGCGCCATCTTCCGGCGCATCCCAGTGAGCGCAAACCGGCTCTGGCCGATGCTGTGATTGAGAAGCGGGAAGGGCTTGGGGAGGGTGAAGGTTATCATGCGGCCATCCCCCGTGCTGGGAATGGACATTCACGGTCGCCCGGCCTCAGAGCCTCGTAGCGCAGACCAGTCATTCGGCCCCTGATCCAGTGTCGGTTCTCAGTGCGCAACCACTCGCGCGCCTCTCGATCGGAGCGCACGTTGTAGATCCCCACGAAATATGTGCCGTCCCGGTCAACGCCGGATACGCGGGTCCATGTGCGGGTTTCTGGCATCATACATCATCCGTCAGATAATATTCACGCGGCGGCTGGTGAACCTTGACGCCAGCCGCAAGCAATACTTCGGGAGTGTACCCCTGTGCAGTGCGGGCATTCCGCTGTTTGCTGAGGGCCGATTTTGAGATACCGACGCGATCAGCGAACGCCTGCGCCGTCCCTGCTTTGTTGATCGCGTGGGAAACTATGCGGTGCACATCAATGTCGGTGAGGGTGTTGTGCTTCATTACCCGGCCTCCCGTTTCATTTCATCGGTCGCACTGCGCGTGATCTTTACGGAAGGGTTCAAACACGCCCCGATTGCAAACAGACGCGTGTTCGTATCCTGCAGGTCGGCACGCAGTTTTTCATTTTCGCGCCGAAGCGTTTCATTGTCCGCGCGCAGGCGGCGCATCGTCTCCCAGACTTCCTGTTGCAGAAAGGCAAAGCCGATCATGCCAACGCGGATTTCGACGTAGACTTCGCCCTGGTCAAAGCCGAAGCCACGCCATTTCAATGTTTGGATTGCTGTAGGCATTTCCTTGTTTCTTCGACCATCTGGCCGACCTCTTTTTCCAACTCCGGGCAATCCGCCATCAGCACGATCAGGTCATGCATGCGGGGCGCGTTCTTGCCGTAGAGCCAATTTGTGAAAGCCTTCACCGACCATCCGTGCTTGCGGGAAACCCGTTTGGCGGCATTGCGAACCTCCCCATAACGGTGCTGCATCGACCGTTTTACGGCCTCGACGCAGTCTTCGTTCGACACACGTTCTGGGGTGAAATTGGGGGAAAGATTTTCCCGAGATATTTGCATCGTCATGCTCCACATTCCGAACAGCGATGGACGGAACCGGAGAAAAACTTGTTAGAGAAACCACCAATCGAATTGGCGGACGGGATGAAGGAAGGAGACCGCACCCTGTCAATTCCACAGACGCTGGTCCTCATGGCGCGGGTATGGGCGGCACCCCATCCCTTCGCGACCATTGAGGTCCGGCAGCACCTGGCAGCCATGGTGGCCACTGAATTGGCAGGGCGCGGGTGAGGCATCAGACGAAAGCGGCCCCATGCGCGATAGGGCTGCATGTGGAGCAAAGCCGATTGAGCCGTCCGATCGCATTGAACGTTTTCCCGCATTCCAGACATTTCCGGGTGCAAGGCGCGTTCATGTATCGGCGGAACGAGATTTCATCGGGCGCCACGCTCAATGTTTTGCTCGGGCGCTTATCCGAAATCCCCAACTTCTCTACCCTGCGATGAACAGAAACAGGATTGCACCCAAGAACGGCAGCGATTTCTTTTGCCGCCTTTCCTCCCGCCTTCATGTCCTGAACGATCTGGTCTTTCTCGTCGTCCCACTTGAACAGACCCTGACAGGCGGCGCATTGAATGGTTTCACCTCTCCGCAGACCGAAAGTAGTTGCTACATGGTCTCCGCCACACTTCATGCATACGCAGTTCCAGCGCACGAGGGTATTGTGAGACGGCGCGCGCTCTATCACCTTCAAATGTCCGAACGTCTGGCCTTTCAGGTCTAGAAGGGGCGCCATTACACCACCTCTCCAGCGCATGGAGCCGATCCATAAACGCCATTCTTTTCCAGAAACTTCCGACGCTTCCATGTGATTTCATCAGCGGTCAGGTTGCAGCTTTTCCAGAAGGAAATTTTCTCAGCCAATTCCGTATTGGATGTCGTCCGCAATCGCCTTTGCAGGATCGAATCAATCGAACGACCAGGCAGGAACTTCTGGATTTCCCGTGCCGTCTTGTTCGGCATACTGTTGAGGATCTGTGTTTCGTGTTCGGTCCATGGTTTAGGTGCGCTCATGAGCGGGTCTCCTGAATGAGGCGACCAGCCATCACCGGCATTTCGCCGAACATGAAGCCGATCTGAGTATTGACGGAAGGGAAGCGCCGATTGAACAGGTCATCAAACTGGCGAAGGGAAATGGCGCACGACAGGATGGTCGCCACCTTTTCAATGTGCTGGCGCAACGCGGGCATATGCTTGGCCTTGAGCACCTGATGATGCTTGTGGGCGCGAACATGCTCTTCATCTGCCGGGTTGGCATCGCGTATCGCTGTCAGGCCCAGTTCGCCAAACAAGAACTTGTAGATGTATCGATTGATGAAATGGGCGCAGTTGGAGTGATTGCCGATGGCTGGGCGATCAAGGCCAAGCACGCGGTGCAGGTCAACAAAGAACCCATCGGGGTATTCACGCTGCCATTGCCGCACCTGGTCATTGACGAGGCTCAGGCGGAAGAACTCTGGGAGAGGCATTTCGAGGCGCGTCTTGCGGCGCAGTTCCACGAATGCCTTAGTCAGCTTGATGGCAAGCTCACGCGCAACAGGAGTGTCGGCGCGGTACACCATGTGAATGGCCTGACGCTCTGTCAGCCAGTATATTTTCTCAGGCCTGCCCCCAGAAGACTTTTGCGTCACGATAACGCAAAAGTCGAGTTCGCTTATATCAGATAGGTTTTTCCGAATTGCCTGCCTGAAGTACCGTACTTCTGCGTAGCCAAGATGGCCCGCAAGCTCTGCATCACTGATGCGGAACTCGCCATCCTGCTGCCGCTCAATTTTGAAAGGGATAATTTGGGCAGTCACCGCACCCCCTCCCCTTCAGGGCGCACGACCGTCACGCCTCGGAACAGGTCGGGGCGGAGTTCTTCGCGGGGAATGCTGAATTTATTTTCCAATACTTGGAAATGTCTTTCCGCCTGCTCTTTGCACCATGATGCCCCTTTCTCATCATTAGCATCGCTGAGGCGGCAAGATGCTTCCGTCCAGTAAGATACTTGGCGCTCATGGTAGAGGCGCGAAAGATTGGGGCCGTTTTCTTTTCGTCTTTTGCGTTCAGCATTCGCCCATTCCGGGTCACTCCAACGAGATGCTGTCTTTTTCGCAAAGCTTTTCTTTGCCTCAGGAGACCAAATGTTCTGTCGACCTCCCCGATTTTTTGACAGCTTATGTGAGACTTCAAATAAAGGAAGGCCCATATCGCCATTTAGAACTTCGTTAGATGCCTCAAACCATTCCCCAGAAACCCGGAAACGCGACAAACGATCATGAATGGCCCTTTCTTCCACTTTCCCCCCAATAAAGGCGCGCAGCAATACCAATTGGTTCGCGCTACCTGTCTGGAGCATCTGCATGCGGCGTCGAATATTGTTCGTGCTGCCAATTTTTACCGGTCCGTCATTTCCAGACCGAATGAAGTACACGGGCATTACACGCGCCCTCCATCAACTACTGGACGCTCAATATCTGACGGCCATTCCTTATCGGAAGGCCAGTTATTACTTATCCATGAGACTGCGCGGTGGTAGCTGCGTGTCTTAAGATCCCCACCAGATTTCACTCGTGGAAGGGTTCGACTATTTTTGAAAATAATCCCCGAAACTGTCGCGACCGATACACCACGCGCCTCGCAGTAGGCATCAGTCAGTTTCGAGAGTTTCTCTGTGAGTTCCATGACGGAACAATGCGGTCATTTGACCGCTTCGTCAACAAGAAAGTGCGGTCGTATTACCGCATGCAATTTTCCTCAAAAAACGGCAAAAAGACCGCATGAGCGTAGAGGAGTTCTTCAGCGTCTATGACGCAGCCCTGAAAGCCGCCGGTTCACCGTCGGAGTCATCAGTCATGCGTGCGGCGGGTGTGGGGATCGACACCATGCGAAACGCTCGGCGCCGCACCACTGCGCCTGATCTTCTCGCAGTGGTAAAAATAGCTCACACCTTGAACGTGCCGCCATTTGAGTTCCTGAAGCCGCTGGGGCTGACCCCTAACATGCTCTTCAGTCCTGCGCCGGATCAGTCGGGTGGTGATGTGGCTCATGATAGATTCGAGGTTCTTCTCCTCAAGATCTGGCGCGCTATGAGCCAGGAAGAGCGCCTCGGTCTGATGGCGCTTCTCAAGGCCAGAATCGACACCAATGCGGCCTGACCCATCTTCAAGCGCCCGTAGGTCTTCCGCCGCGTTCCCGTTCATTGTTTCCCTTTCGTTCTCATGGAACGATAGCAGGACAGAACGGGCGGTTGATATACGTAATTTGGATATGGGTTATGCGTTCTAATGGCTGACGGTAGCGATTCAAGCGTGTTGTATCGCGATGATTGGGTAATCAATGCACGTAGGAAATTTGCTTCTGCAGAGATTATTTTTGACGCGGGCCAGTATCAGGAAGCATTCGAACTGGCGGGCATCGCAGTTGAATGCGCGTTAAAGGCTAAACTTATGAAAATGCATGGCTGGAACGCATGGCCTGGCAGGAACCATAAACCACCTATCGAAATACATGATTTGCAAAAGCTATGCAGAATGTGCGGCGCATGGGATGAGTTACAGGAAATCTTAAATTCTACACCCAATCACGATCTTATACATGCGTGGGGCGTTGTAAATTCGTGGCGCGTCAATGTAAGGTACAAAAGTGGCAGTTTCCCTGCACCCTTGGCGCGTGACATAGTTTCTGCCGTTGGAGATAAAGGATTGTTGGAATGGCTATTGAAGTAGGGCCGGCATCGAATGAACGGCGGCTTGCCGGATTTCGTGTTTACCAGATCCTTGATGAGATTGGGCTGAAGCCGAATGTGGCGGCATGGGTTTACGACCGGGAATCTGATTACTGGTGGTATATGGTGGCTACCCCGTTAATTGATACGGTCGGACCGCAATGGGTTTTTGACCGCCTTTTGAAGGCTTTCCAGAAAATAAAGTTGCCCGACGAAGTTACGCCGTTGGATATCTGCTTGATGAGTCCGAACGAGGCGCATGTGTCAAAAATTCTCAAGACGCATAACTTTGAGGCAAAAGGTAATAAAGAGCAGGCCTTTTTGATGTTCAATTCTGCTGATTTGGACATTGACGATATGCACTACGATAACGTGCTGGCTTACAGAATCTCGAAAAGACGAGAGGTGGTCCAAACTGTGGTACGTAGATTCGATAAGAAGGTTGCGCAATTAATCGCTGCATAGGTCCACGCGCGGAATCTCGATCTTTTGAATCCCGCTCCGGCGGGATTTTTTATGCCTGCACCACAGCCACCTGCCCGACTTCCTCCAACGTCTCAGTCCGTGGTGCACCATCTTCCCCCAAAAAGAACCGGAATACGCTGGCTCCCACATCATCGGTCAGCCCTGATTTGACCTGATAGAGCCGCATCATGGCCTCTTGGCGCGACTGACAGTGTACGAGACCTGTCGGCCATGGATATTGCGCGCCTGGCTCCCCTTCCAGCCTGTAGGATTGGAACACGTAGGCTTCGGTCTCGGGTGCGTGCATGGCGAATCCTTTCCTCTATGTTCTTATTGTGTTCCGCATGATTCGCGAAGGCGGTTTTTGCACGCCCGGACAATTGACCAAAAAAAATTCACTGAGCGGTCATTTGACCGTTGACTGTCGCGGTCATTTGGCCGCATGATTACCCCATCACCAACACGGAGATGGGCAGTGAACAGCCTCACAATTCTCTCTACGGAAATACGGCAGGACGCAGATGGGCGTTACTGCCTGAACGATTGCCACCGGGCGGCTGGTGGCGTTGCGAAGGACGCTCCGGGGCAGTGGCTTCGCACGGATCAGGCGAAAAAGCTGATCAAAGAATTGGAAACTATGCAGAATTGCACAGTTTCTGAAACTGCCGGAAAGCCGGTAGAAACGGTTCCGGGTCGCAATGGCGGGACATATGCCTGCAAGGAACTGGTCTACGCCTACGCGATGTGGATCAGCGCCGCTTTCCATCTGACCGTCATTCGCGCATTCGACGCGATGGTGACGGGGGCCACATCGGTTCAGACCCCCGCCATCGACCTGAACGATCCCGCATTCCTTCGCAGCACCCTTCTGACCTACACCGAAAAATTACTGGCCCTCGAGGCCGAGAAGGCAGAAGCCGCGCCCAAGCTGGAAGCATTCGAGCGCCTCGCCAACAGCAAGGGCCGCACGAACCTGCGCGAAGTCGGCAAGGAACTTCAGATCGGCTCAAAGCGCGGCATCGAGTTCCTGCGCGAGATCAAGTGGACGTTCCGCGATCAGGCCGGGCGCTGGAAGGCATACGCGGGCGCGGTCGATGCCGGTTACGTCGAGATGAAATACACGACCTATACCAACACCGCAGGCGAAGAAGTCAGCACGCAGCAGGTATTCGTGACGCCGCGCGGGATGGCGCGTCTCGCCCATCGTCTGGGGATGCAGTAACAATGGAAACGAACATGAACAATTCCCCGGTTGAGCAGATGGATGCTCCCGAAAATAACCCCGCACAGATTACCCTCCTCAAGATCCGCGAATGGGGCGCGTGCTCCGACGGTCGCGACTGGTTCCGCAAGAAGTTCCCCCAGGGCGGCTTGTATGGCGAGGTCATGAATAGCCTTTATGCTGACAAGCGTTACGGTGATGCGCGTTGGCTGGCCAATAGGGCGTTCGATGTGAAGAACATCAATGCTGATTTCATCAAGAGTGACGTTCGTTCGATCATTTCTGCAACCGAAGGTGTTGAGGTTGACGAGGGCGACTACGCGCGGATCGGTTCCTCGGGCGACTACGCGCGGATCGGTTCCTCGGGCTACGGCGCGCGGATCGTATGTTCTGGGGAGAATACCACCGTCGCATTCGCTGGCCGACACGGATCAGTCAGTCTTGGCAAAGGCGGCGCGGCATCTCTGGTATGGCACGATGGCAACCGCAATCGCTTCATCAATATCTACGAAGGCGAGGATGGTATTGAGGCTGGTGTTCTCTATGCCATCGAAAACGGCAAAGTGGTGAGGCAATAATGCCTCCCCTCCCCGACAACCACCTAACCCGTTTCCTCGGCATGGCCCTGCTCGGTGCCATGCTTCTGGGAACGGTGTTCTACGCATTCGCCACTGTCGTAATGCCCTGACACGCCCAGGCCACCGGGATTGCGGTCCCGGCAGTCTGGCCGAGTTTGGCCAAGAATTTTACAAGTAATGAGAGGAATTGATTATGTGCAGTAATCTTCCCGACGGTTGTTCGCAGGATGATATTGACGCGCGGTTCGGAAACCTGTCCGCAAAGGCAGAGGATGACCTTCAGACCATTGATGAATGGAAGGTCCATCTCCGGGGCTGGATGGCTTGGGCCAAGGGGCGCAGCCTGAGCGATGGCTTCCAGATGGATGAATTCATTGCGGGCATCGAAAACCAGCTTATCGACCTGACCGCGCAGACCAAAGAAATCGAGGCAGACGGGCAGGTTCCTGCGACCGTATCACACGTTATCCGGCCACGTCTGGCGCTGGTGGGTGCGGCATGAACAAAAACACGCCCGAACCCCGCCGCTTCATCATCGGCCTCGATAGAGATGGTGAAGTAATCCACTGCCAACCCAAGGACGGCAAGTTCCGTCCCTGCCCGCCGGGATATGCCCCGCAAACGATCCTGGTTGTCACCGCTGACGTGGATGTTCCCGCATGAAAAACCTTCTGACCGAACACCAGCGCGTGCGGATCAACCGGCGCGTGATGCAGAACCATAATGGGAGGCGGGGGCTGTGAGTGAAGCGAATGTTAATCTGATCGCCGCTGCGCCTGACCTATACGAGGCATTAAGCAGACTGCTTACATGCTTGGAAAGCAATGGGGTTGAACTGGACTGTCTGTCGGCACCCAAGCCCCTGATCGACCTTTTGAACAGCGAGGAAGAATATGCTGCCGTGGAGAAATCCCGAACCGCCCTCGCCAAAGCACGAGGTGAAGCATGAAATCCCTTACCCCGCGCCAGCTTAAGGCCGCACGCTGGAACCTGCGCATGATGGACCCGCGCACCGACTGGCAGCGCATCACGGGCCGCGACGATCTTGAGATCCCCGCGTGGCCTTTCCCCGATTACGAGACCCTGTTTCTGCCCGGTGGACAGCGGGTGGCGTTTGTTGAGGGGAGTGTGTGATGGCGCTCACAGTTTATGAAGATTTGGAGCAGGGAACAGACGAGTGGCTTCAGGCGCGTTGTGGTGTGCTGACGGCCAGCGTGATCGGGAAACTGGTCACACCGACCGGAAAGGTCGCCAACAATGAGACCGTGCGCCGTCTGGCTGCTGATCTCCTGTCGCAGCGCATCACCGGCATTGTCGAGGAAATACCTCAGACCTATGGCATGCAGCGCGGGCATGAGGATGAGATTGAGGCCAAGATTTCGTACGTCGGTAAGATCGCACCGGTCAAAGAAATCGGCTTCATGGTCGAAGATCGTTGGGGTTTTAAGATTGGCTACTCCCCAGACGGCCTGGTTGGCGATAACGGCCTGATCGAATGCAAGTCACGGGCCCACGGTCTGCAGTTTCAGGTGATCTGCAGCCGGGATGTGCCAGCCGAATACATGGCCCAGATCCAGACCGGCCTGATGGTGTCGGGTCGGGAATGGCTGGACTTCATCAGCTTTCCGGCTCTCGGAGGCGGCAAGATGATGGTCAAGCGCGTGTTCCCTGATCCGAAATACCAAGCCCTACTCATTGACGCTGCCACGCAGTTTGAAAACCGGTTGGCCGAACAGCACGCCGAATACCTGGACGCATTAACCGATCCCGCACTCCGTTTTATCGACGTTGAGCGCAGGACGATGGAAGAGGACATTGTAATCTGATGGACATGAGCAAGACAATCATCGCCAAGTCGGACCAGCTCAACGCGGACGATTTGCTCGGTGGCCCGCGTACAGTTGAGATTGAGCGCGTGACCGAAGGCAATTCGGATCAGCCTGTCGCCGTGTTCTACAAGGGCTGCAATGGCAAGCCCTACTATCCCTGCAAATCCATGCGCCGGGTGATGGTCAACGTCTGGGGACCGGATGGTCACAGTTATGCGGGCAAAGCCATGACCCTGTTCCGTGATCCCAATGTAAAATTCGGTGGCATCATGGTGGGTGGCATTCGTATCAGCCACATGAGTGGGATTGATAAAGATACGCCACTTGCCCTGCAGGTCACGCGTGGAAGCAAGAAGCTTTACACGGTCAAGCCGCTTCGCGTGCAGGAGCAGAAGGCCCAGACGCCTGCCATCATTGGCAAGATCCGTGAACAGATCGCGACGGCGTCAAATATCGAAGAAGCCGATGCCATCTGGAAGAAGTTCTCCGATTATGTGCAGAAATGCGAGGATGCTGGCAAGCCATTGTCACCTGACGTTGTGCAGGAGTGTCAGAGCATTATCAGCGAACGGTCCGCCTCTCTGTCTCCTGAAAATCAGCCAGTGGACGAATTCGCATGACCTCCGACGCCACCGAACCTGACTACCTGGCAACCCGGCTGACGTAGACGCAGCAGGTCGAACTTCACATGCGGGCGCACAATTCCGCGCCGCTCACCATTTGCCAGAAGCGCCGGTTGCGTATTGCCCGCGATAACGGCGTCTAGCCGTGGGACGCATTCGAGCAGATCGTAGGAGCCGACCATGTGCAGTTCTGAAGAACTGATCCACGACGCGCGGCAGGTTGATTTGGAAGAGATGATTATGACGAACGAAACACCGATGTATCTTGTACCGGGGCGGCTGACGGATGAGCAGCGCCAATCATTTGTAGAGGCAATGGACTGCGGTGAAACGGCAGAGGACGCCATTGCCGCCATCGGCACCCCCATCCAGCCGTGCGCGGATGTGGAGACGGTTGGTTACGCAAACGGGGCACTTTTAGGCGCTGGGCATGCTTATCGCATGATAAGCCCAGTTGCCTGTTCAACTGAAAGGACAACCCGTCATTTTGATACCCCCCTCGTCCGCCGCACCGACATGGAGGCGCAGATTGCGCGTGTGGCAGCTGAGAAGGATGTGGAGATCGCGCGGTTGCGCGCCGCATTAGCTGAGACTAAGCGTAAAGCAGTTGGTTACATGGATGAGCCCTCGGCCTGCTTCTTTATTGCATCCCTCAACGAAGGAGCGGCGGCATGAGCGACTGGAACGGCCTGCCAGATCAGCCGGAGCGGAGTGGGTGGCACATCATTCGTGAGAAAGGCAGCCCATATTCTGTATACTTCCACTATTGGTGGGGAAAATATGGTCTATGGAGTGAACTTCGGTGCCGGAACATGCAAAATGCTGGCAAACCATACAAAAAACCAGAATGGCTTGCTGAGCATAATAATTATATCGGCCCGGTCTGCAATTCATCCGAACTCGCGCAGATGCGTAAGGATGAGCGGGAGCGGGCGGCGCAGGTTTGCGAAAGATGGGCACAGGCCTGCGGTGCAATATACGACCTCAATCCCACAGACTATTCTGCTGGGGAGGCGGATGCATGGAAAGAGGCAGCGTGGGCCATCCGCGCCCTAACCGACGATGAAGGGAAGAAGTCGTGAGAAGTCGGGAAGAACTGATTGACCAGCTTGTTCATGAAACCGGTCCAAGCATGGTCCACGGCCCAGAGAAAATCAGGCGTATGTGGGCGCAGGAATACATCGATACCGCCATCCAGCGGGGGCGTGAACTGGAGCGTGCGGAGATGGGGCAGCAGTGGGAAACTGACATAAAGAAGGCCCCCGGCCTTCGCCACACCGTTTTAGTCAAACTCAAAGATGGACGCGTGACCATGGCTAATAACGAGTTTGGTCCGGGACAAGATGGTTGGGTCGATATCGTTGGAATGCAGACAGATATCGCGGAAAGCGACATCGTGGCATGGCGTTTTTGCCCAGATTATCAGCCGACGGAATGCGAGGTATGACCGTAACCCTGACAGGCATCACCAAGTCGATGGTGCTAGGCGTCGATACTGCGGCGCAGCTTCTTGCCTACTGCGCGCGCGTGTCCAGCACGGCCAACCAGATGAACCATGAAACCGGACCTAAGCTGCTGCGGTTTCTGGTCGAGCGCAAGGAGTGGTCGCCTCTGGAAATGATCTCCATAACCATGGAGATCGAGACTACGCGCGACATTGCGCGCCAAATCCTGCGGCATCGGTCATTCTCGTTTCAGGAGTTCTCCCAGCGCTCTGCGGTAGTAGATGACATTCCTGTGTTCCGTGAGGCGCGATTGCAGGATCATACGGACCGGCAGAACAGCATCGAGACGGATGACGAAGAATTGGCCGGTGGATGGGAGGATATGCAGGCCCGCGTCCACATCGCCGCTGACGACGCCTATAGCTGGGCGCTGGAGAACGGCATCGCCAAAGAGGTGGCCCGCGCAGTGCTGCCCGAGGGCATGACCCCTTCACGCCTCTACATGGCCGGAACGCTGCGGTCATGGATGCACTACTGCGTGCTGCGGTGCGAGCGGAAAACCCAGAAAGAGCACCGGGAAATTGCCTTCGACGTGGCCGACATCCTGCGCGATCAGTTCCCCGATATTGCCGACCTGATCCCGAGCCAGGAGGACGAAAATTGACCGAACAAACCCACACCCCCTACCAGCGCGGCCGCCGGGCTGCTGAGCGTGGAGCGCCGCGCAAGGTGCCCGCTGACGTTGATTTTGGCACATATCGCGGGGAATGGCTTGAAGGCTTCGACAGCATCCACGGAACACCCGCAACACGCGGAGCACACTACCAGGGCGGGCAGTTTCAGGCGTGGGATGTGACCCGATACCTGTCTGGCGATATGGCGCAGGCTTGGCAGTATGTCTATCGGTGCGGGCGGAAGGGGTCGGAGCAGGATGCTGTTACGGATCTTCGGAAGGCGGTGGATTTCATTGAGGACTGGCTGGCCCATGATCCTGAACCCAATCAGCGCGCTTCTACCGGCGACATTCCCGATGAGGTGTTTTTCACGCTGGATCAGTGGCGGCTGTTTGCTCTGAACGACATTCAGTATGCCGATCACAATGGAGCTGCCGATACGGCAGAGCATGCCGTCAAGACGATCAAGCGCGAGATCGCGCGGCGGGAGGCGGCATGACCTACAATCTGCGCGTGGCTGGCGGCCTGACTGAACCGCTGGAACTGGTCGCCCAGAACCGATACCACGTGTTCCTGCGGTGGCGTGGCGAGATTGTCGCGACACATCTGGGGGCATGGAACGCTCTGGTGGAGAGTGGGCGCGTGGTGGAGGTGGGGCATGGGTGACCTTCTCGAACGGTGGGTAGGGCCATCATCTCTCGCCAAACGGCTGGATACAACACCGCGCAATCTACCTCGGTATGTGGCTGAGGGAAAAATTCCCCAGCCCAGTTACCACCTTGGCCCCAAAACTCCACGCTGGGATATTCACGCCGTAGATGCGCTGATGCTCAAGCGTGCCGGAATTTCAACATCAAAGGATATGGACGCGACAGTTGCCAAAATTTGCGAAGAAAACCGACAATACGGGAGACGTAAAGGTCGTTCGCAAGCGACTGGCTGACGGAACGGTTAAGGAATACCGATATCCAAAAAAGAGAGGTCAGGCGGTTAGGGCAGAGTCGTCGATTGGAACCGTTGGGCATGTCCTCAGCTTATATTATTCCAGCCCAGAGTTTTCGCGCATCAGTCCAAAGACGCGAGAAAATAGGCGTATATACCTGATGGAAATGGAAAAGCTGTCAGCAAAGCCATTACGTGACATAACACGCAAGATATTAATTGATATTAGGGATAGCATTGCATCAGGCCGCGGCCATGGAGCGGCTAACGGGTTTCTATCAATCACCAAAACCTTCTTTGGATGGGCCATAAGCCGGGAATGGGTAGACATAAACCCCGCAATGTCGATTGCGTCTTTGCCACGGGGATCACTTCCGGCATGGACCAAAGATGCCGTCCAGCAGGCCGAGAAGACACTGGATGAGTCTCTGTGGCGTGTCGTTGTCTTAGGCGTTTTTACAGGACAGCGGCGGGGAGATTTATGCCGGATGCAATGGGACGATATCCGGGAAGGTTTTATCCATGTTCATCAGCAGAAAACCGGAGTGCAGTTAAGGATTCCGATCCATCCGGCGCTGGCTGCCAATCTGGAGAAGTGGAAAGGACCATCTCCATATATTCTGACCAGTAGAACTGGGGTTCCATGGCAACCTGGGGTTCTATCAACAGCAATGTATAATGCCGCGAAAGAAGGAAAAATTCCCAAGGGTCTGAATGTTCACGGTCTGAGAAAATTGGCTGCCACGCTCCTTGCTGAAGCTGGGTGCACCACACATGAAATCGCTGCCATTACTGGACATAAAACTCTGGCCATGGTCCAGCATTATACCCTGTCTGCAGATCAGGAACGACTTGCGAAAGGGGCTGTAAACCGCATGGAAACCGATTTTTGGAAACCGCAAGAAACTGAAAAATAAGTCGTTGATTTATCTAAATTAATGCATTTTGGAAGAAGAAATAACCCTAGCAGTCTGTCGGGTTGGCCATTTTGAGGGTTATAAGGTCGAGGCTGACCCGGCTTATGCCGCCTGAAGCCGTGCCATTCTTTTGCAGTTATATGCGAGTGCAACGAGGGTCCATTCGGTCGTGACTTTTGCAAGGCCACGCAGGCTGAACCTTCTGAACCCCATGATGCTTTTGATAATTCCAAAGACCGGTTCAACGGTCTGTTTTCGTAGTCTGTAAACATCTCCGGCTTCTGTGGTTTCCAGCCTGTCCTTCATGGCAAGCCGCCAGGGTTCGGTTATCCGGCGTGGCTCCCTGCTTTCAGGAAGTGGCCGGAAATCATATGGCCTGCGGGCACAGGGCCGTCCAATGGCGACCAGCGGATCGATGCCTTTTTTCCGCAGGTCCCGGACCG